GTGCACTGCTAAGCACTCCTTCAGGATGTTTATTCTCTAAACACCTACCCGTGAAATCATGAGGTGACTAACCTCAAATGAGGTTAGCCCCTCACGTTCTTTCGTAAGAACGATTCCACAGGGACCCAAGCGTACTCTAAAGTTGTGTACGCTTTCTGCTTTAGACCCGATTCATATTCGCATATGTCCGGGACCATTCCTGTACTCCATCGTACACCTTTGTGCTGACTTGACAGTCGCACCCAGGGTATAGTGGGGTCAGGGGCTTCAGTAAATTGCTGAAGTAGAGCAGAGTTGCTTTCGGTTTTGGTAACTTTCACCACGCTTTTTAAGCGTCGCGTGCGAGTTAACCATGTCTGATTGTCGTGATCTCGTCGGATACGCCAAAAATTTGGCTTATCCGGTATTGATCCACAAACAGATTGAAAACCAAAGGCTCCTGAGCCTATGTCGACTATAGATATTTTTTCTATAGATTCGATTGTCGACATCAAATACGTCGCGGTCCTCCACCAACCTTTTTTATAAAAGTTGTTAGAGGCCTCGACCGTACTGATGATAGACTCAGGATTGGCAGAATCTGGAACTTGTAAGACATATGCCGGCGTCACATCGACGCCATCATATGCTTCCACACCACAGCTTTCTCGGAACTTTCCAGTCCGACAAGTCTTGGTTTGGTTCACCTTGAAATCAAAGTGAGCAAGCAGAATTTCCAGATTGTTTCCTGCGTCTGTGGGGATGACCAAGTCATCACCGTAGACGCTTATCTGTCCCTCGAGGGATCTAATGTTTCTAGCTGTAACCGAAAGGTTCCGTGTGTATAACACGCTAGCAATTGCTATCGCTAGAAAACAAATAGACTCTATAGGGAAAGTGCAGGCGGACCCCATCGTAGTATACTTTCTTAATGTATACAATGATGGACTTTTCTTATCAGTATTCTGACTGATAGTAGATGTCCGAACTGAGATCAGGCTCGAAAGGATGCTAGCATTCTTTCGAAATAGACGCTCAACGAACCGCATAGAGACGAGGTCGGAGGCTGATGATAAATCAACAGTCCACGATTTCCCGTCTCTTGAAGCTTGAAGAGCGGCCCTCTGATTATGGCTTTGATCGCGAAAGCGAATAAAGTTCTTCATAATCGAGGGTGCTACAGGTAACCTAAGATCCCCATCGGGGATAGTAGGTGATCTAAACCTGTAGTCTAAGAACCTCCATATACTCTGTTGGCACCATTGGTGCTCAACAGGTTCGGTGGCGATTAACCTAGGACCTTTTTGGGTCTTTGGCACCGTCACCAAATTAGATGAACAAAGTTCATCGCGGAGGCCGCCATGCATCGCCCAGTGGTTATCGTTCGCAAAAGCGAATGATGACTGTGGGAAGATGCACTCCAATTTCGATGGCCACGTTACGAAGTCGAATTTAAATTCGCTTCCACGTAGATTCGAAACTGCACCAGATCCGTGCTTAGGTAACCAATCCAAGGGGTTATACACCCCCAGATCGGTTGAGAGTATGTCCGCTACTTTCTGGACACACTCAGCGGCGAGATCAGACTTATCTGAATCCTCTCCATGGTCTCTACGGTGGGAACCGTATTGGCCGGAGAGATTGATCCCTCGCTGTCGACCTTCAACTTGAAGGCCGCGCAGCCTGACATCATTAGTAGCATAATTGCTAAAGCTAATGCTGTCAGTAATTGAGCGATCAAACGCATCCATCGGCTGTTCCCAATTAAGGGAGGGCTCTGGAAGCGTCTCGTCTGTCCTGTAGAAGTCTTGAAACGTCTCATAGACTTTCCTTTCTTCGCAATCAATGTTTAATTTCTTTACTGCGGCATAAAGTTGCCTCAGACAAGCGATTGCATTGATGTCAGGACGTGCTCTAAGCACACCATACTCGGTAAAAACCAGTAGCATTAACCCCTGAAATAGTTTAGGGATACATGCGGATGAACGCTTGCCTCTCGAGAGAGGCAAACCGCTCATCACGTACTGACCTGTAGTTAAGCACAAATCGAAGTGCTTTCCTAAGGCAGGGAGGTCCAGTGTAAACACTGGGAGTCCTCTCGATTTTACCAACGAAGAGAGTCGAATCAAATCTAATTCGACCTCAGTATGGATACTTGGGAAGATATCACAAGCATCTTTCAAGATGTGTGTGACTACCGTATGTAAATATGATGTAACGTAGCGTTTATTCATAGTAGCTCTCCTTTAAGTATTAAGGGTTAGTTACAAATGACCTACGCGCTAGGTGTACTTACAGAATAACTTGACTAACTTTGGAAGTCAATCAAGTTCTGCGCAACATCAGCATCCATGAAGAAGCTAAGTGCTTCTAACATGGCGATAATAGAACTGGCAGTATCTCCGGATGTGTGTGTAAAACGGAAAGTAAACTTACGTATTACTTCCTCGCTTACATCCACTACGGCATATACTGTCTCTACTAGTATCACCTCATGTGTATCGATGTTACGATTTTTCGAATTGTTAATGAAGAGCTCTCTTTTCTTGAGCGCTTCAAATTTAGCATAGTAATTACTATACTTTTTAGCAATTTCGATTTTATTAAGTACCACAGCAGTACCACCGGAACCTCCGATGGTAATTGTCTGTGTTTCAGTTCCTAGAACCGTCATATTATATTCTCCTGTTATTTTCGGAAGCGATTCTTTGCTACCGAAAGTGATAACAAGATCGACAATTGCCTTACGTTTAAGTAAGGCATAACAGCAAATGAAGGATTGGTTGCACCGATAAATCGGTCCAATACAATGTCTTCTGCTACTGGTTGTTGAGGTGATATCGTAGCCCAACTGGGCTTTGATGTCACCGTATAACGCCTTGACTCTTTGGTTGTAGTCATGACACAGGGGTTACCCTGTATCAGACTAATGTCGTTACCGTTAACTTCTAAGAAGTTTCCGATTTCGACAAAATAATCAATGAGCCAAGACCAAGGTAGAGCTTCCCAAACGTTGCTCGCAATCTGTGATGGCTGTAAGGCCAGAGCATAGAGAGCAGCTTGCGCTTGTAAACCAGTTACATCCGTCTTATAAGACGGAATCCCGTCAGGGACCCAGCGTATCGTTCCCCATCTTTCAGTCGATAAACTTTCCACATAAGTGGCGGATATCGAGAGATAAGATGGAAACGAGTTTAGGACAATCGGTCCATGCTCGTCAGATACGATGGTGTTACTGTATAGCGCTACCCTGCGCTTTAGGCCGCCTTTTTTATGCAACCGATCTAGCTCATCTGTCCTTCTACGGACAGTTTCTGCGAAATCGATTAGCTTAAAGAAGTCGGAAATGAGAGGTGCTATACCAAATTGATAAGTCAAATTGATATTGGCAGCACCTTCCTTAGCTCCCTGGTACGAAGGTCTCTTAGCTAATTTCTTAGCTTTGAAATACCCGCGCCCCAGTGAGCGTATAAGTCGAGGAAGTTCCCTCAACTCGAACACGGCAACCGGTAGGTTGACGCGTATACGAGTGGGGTTCGTCCGACTAATCAAGTCGTTATTAGACTCGACAACTGATGGCACATCGGGGTCAGTAAGACTCCCAGTGACACTGCCGCGCAAAACTCGAGAAGTGAAGGAGTTATCCTCACTCTCGTGCACGCCAGTTACCACGCCGCACGTAAATGCTAGCTTAACAGAGGTGAACATATTTTGTCCACCGAAGTTACCTATAACGTCAGTCGTCTTCTCATGTATTGAGATGACGGTGGCGTCGGTATCACTCCCATATAATGTATAAACATCATTAATTGGAGAGTTGATATCCCTTCTACGTATACGTGTGGTAATCAGATATACTCCTAAAGAGTAACAGCAAAATTTGCTGTATATTGAGGTCGCGAAATGCGAATTCGATTATTAGATTGAA